AATGCACCGGCAGACCGTCGCAGCCCAGCAAGGCCCTCCGCAAACCACACTCAGGGATGTGCGGCTCAATCCTGATGCGGTCGCACGGTTCATCCGGGAACAGGACCCCAGCCCCAATATCGATGATCGGCGCAAGGCCCCGAAGATCTCAGATGCAGAGCAGATGGACCCCAATAACTTCGATCCCAGATTGCTCGATGCCCCTCCATTGCGGCGCGATCCGTTCGATCCATTGGCGCAACTCCTCGGTATCAATTCCATTGGTCGGCAAGCGATGACCGTGCCGGAGAACATTCCTCTGCCACGACCGAGGCCGCGGCGGTGACCGATCTCAGGATCGGCTACGTCGCGTTTCCAGAGTTTCGTGACTTTCATGCTCGCAAGCAACGTTGGGCGGTCATGGTCGCGCACCGACGTTGTGGAAAAACCGTCGCCTGCGTGCTCGATCTGATCGATAGCGCGCTTAGAAACAAACGCCAGGACCCACCACCGAGTTATGCCTACGTGGCGCCGCTCTACCGGCAAGCCAAACAAGTCGCTTGGACCTATCTTAAACGCTACGGCCTGATGGTGCCAAAAGCGGAAGCGTCCGAAAGCGAATTGAAGGTCGTGTTCCCGAACGGCAGTATCGTGCGGCTCTACGGCGCCGACAATCCCGATAGTCTCAGAGGAATTTATCTCGACGGCGTCATCTTAGATGAAGCCGCCGATATGAGCCCAAGGATCAATGAGGTCCTTCGACCAACATTGTCAGATTACAAGGGTTGGTGTGTGTGGATCGGCACTCCCAAAGGCATGAATGATTTTTACGATCTTGTTTACGGTACCCCAAATTGGGTCGGGGCCAAGGACGACCCGGAATGGTTCTTTCGGATGTTCCGAGCATCCCAGACCGGACGCCTCGACGCCGACGAACTCGCTTCTGCCAAGGCCCAGCTTACGCCAGAGCAATATGCGCAAGAATACGAATGCTCGTTTAGTGCTTCTATTTTGGGAGCGTATTATGGTCGGGAAGTCGAAGCCGCAGAGACGGAAAAAAGGATCATTCCGAATATCTACGACCCATCTCTACAGGTCCACACCGCATGGGACCTGGGGCATTCCAACGCCACCGCAATCTGGTTCTATCAGCAGAGTGGAATGGAAGTCCGCATCATCGACTTCTACACTGCTTCCAACATGGGGCTCGACCACTTCGTAGCAGTGCTGCAGGAGAAGAGCGCACGACCGGGCAACGTCAAGGGCTACAAGTATGGCAAACATTATCTGCCTCACGACGTGGCGCAAAAACGCCTCACCGCTGGCACTCACAACACCCAGCTTGCAATGCTCCGCGACATGGGACTGCAAAATGTCATCACCGTGCCCAAACTGTCGATTGATGACGGCATTGAAGCTGTTCGCAAGCTGTTCCCCCGTTGCTGGTTCGATCGGGAAAAGTGTCCCTTCGGATTGAAAGCGCTACGGCAATATCATCGTGAGTGGGATGACACCAGGAAGGTGTTCATCGAGCGACCACTTCACGACTGGTCTAGTGATCCGGCCGATGGATTTCGCACATTGGCGCTCGGCCTGCGCCCCGGCGCCGCCGAGGAGATCAAGAACGATGGACCGCGCCGCCGGCCACAGCCGATGGGATGGATATATTAGGGGACGTTAATGGCCAAGATGACCGAGGACGAACTTGGAGCTTTGTGCGAGGATTGGATCACCAACGCGAAACATTTTGACGAGAGCGATCTGGAGGAAACTCGCCAGAAGGCCAACGATTTCTACGATGGCAAGGTCGATATCGAGCCGCAGCCCAACCGCTCCAAGGTGGTGTCATCCGATGTCGCCGATGTCATGGGCTGGATCCTCCCCGGACTGCTTCGCGTCTTTACGGCAAGTGACAGAGCCGTGATCTACGAGCCCAACTCCCCGGAGGAAGAGGACATGGCCAAAGAGGCCACCTTCGGCATCAATCACATCTTTCTCAACGAGTGCGGCGGCTTTCGCCTGATGAAGGATGCCATGTTCAATGGACTGCTGCATGGCAATGGTCCGATCAAACTGTCCTGGCACGGCGAGAAGCAATACAAAATCGAGGATATCACCGGCCTGACCATGGAAGAGGTCATGGCGCTGCTGCAGGACCCCGATGTCGAGGACATCATTGAATTGAACGCCTACCAGGTCGGCCCGGATGGCCAGCCAATGAAGCCGATTGACGAAGAGGCTGGTGAAAATAATGCCGCCGATGATTTCACGCAGGACAGCATTTTGACATCGGGAACACGACGAAATGCCTATTGATCCGTCTATGATGCCGCCTACGGCAGGAACCGGAGCTGCACCTCCCGGCATGCCGCAGCCGGGCGGCGGGCTGGGAGACCCAGCAGCAGGAGCAATCCCACCCGATGTAGGAATGCCTCCGCCGCCGCCCGCGACCCTGTTCGACATCAAAGTCAAACGCTGCATCAAGTCAGGCGAAATCAAAGTCGCCACTATCCCGCCGGAAGACTTCCTCACCGACCCCAACGCCACCGAAGTGCACGAAGACAAGGGCCGGTTCTACGGCGATGTCGCGCGCATGACCCGATCAGCTGCAAAACTGCGCTGGCCGAAAAAGAAAACATTGATCGATGAACTCCCGGCCTACACCGAAGAGGACATCGTCAAGCAATCCCGCAGCAAGCCATGGGTGCTCGCCCAGACCGATAAGGCCAGCGAGGAAATCCAGATCTTTGAATGCTACGTCAATTGCGACTACCGGGGAGAGGGGGTCGCGTCCTGGTGGCAAGTCTGCATCGGCGGCATTGCCGGCGGTCGTAAAATCCTCTCGGTCGAGCAATGGGGCGGCGATCTGCCCTATGTCTCGATCACCCCCGATCCAATGCCGCACCGCTACCGCGGTCGCTCGGTCTATGACGAAGTCGCCGATGTCCAAAGAGTGAAATCTGTCCTGCTCAGACAGCTCCTGGACAACACCTACATCGTCGATAATCCAATGCTGGCCGCCAATGGCACCGCGATCGAAAACAAGGACGCGCTGATCAATCCCAAGGTCGGCCAGATCATTTGGACCAATGGCCCGCCCGGCGACGCCATGGTGCCGGTCGGCATCCCCTATATCGGCGACAAGATTTTTCCCTCGCTCGAATACTTCGACATGGTGATCGAAAAGCGCACCGGCGTGTCGCGCTCCACCATGGCGCTCGATCTCGACACCCTGCAGCACCAGACTGCCACCGCGGTCAACGCGCAACAGTCCGCCGCCTTCACCAAAGTCGAAACCTACGCCCGCAACATTGCTGAATGCGGCGGCTTCAAAGAGATGTTCAGCAAGATCTTAAAATTGCTGGTGCAGAACCAAAAGTCGGTCAAGCACATCAAGTCCGGTGGCGAGTGGATCGCACTCGATCCGCGCGGTTGGAAATCCGACCTAAAGGTCACCATCAACGTCGGGCTAGGCGCCGGCTCGCGCGATCGCGACATGGCCATGCTGGGAGGAATAGCCCAGAAGCAGGAAACCGCCATTCAAGCCCTGGGAAGCCCGTTCAACCCGGTGCTCAATGCCGGCCACCTGTTCCACACCTATCAAAAAATGGTGGAAACCGGAGGACTGAAATCCCCCGAGCAATTCTTCCCCAACTACTCGCAAGAGCAGATCGCCCAGTTCGGCCAACAGTTCTCGCAAGGCCAACCACCCCCACCCGAAATGATCAAGATGCAGATCGAACAGCAGAAGATGCAGGCCGATCAGCAAATGCGGCAGATGGAATTGATGGCCGAGCAAAAACGCGACGAAAACCGCGCCATGCTCGATCAACGTGCGTTCGAACAGAAAGCGCAGATCGAGGCCACCCAGGCGCAGGCCGATGTCGCCGTCACCAACACCAAAATGCAGGCCGATGTGCAGACCAATGCGCAGAAAGCCCAGGCCGACATTGCTATGAATAGAGAAAAAATGGCCATGGAGGCCGAGATGGAAATGCGCCGGTTCGAACTCGAAAAGCAACTCAAGATGATGGAATTCTCGCTCAAGATGGGATTGGAAAAAGCAAAACTCATCGGCTCGGCAGGCAAGACCACGGTCGATCCCGAGACCGGCGTGTCCAGTGGCCCCGATCCCGGCGCCATCCAGGCCGCGCTGGCCCAGCTGGACGATCCT